GATATATTTTTAAAGACTATTTCTTATTTAAACCCATTGTGTCCAGCACCAATTTATGCATCTATTAAGAAGGATAAAGCTAATGCAATTGAATTTATGTCTAAGTTGAAAATGCCTGATGAATATGGACTATTTTCTAACGCAACCAATAGATTAATAACTGTAATTATTGAAAAAATTACAAGTGGTTCAATCCCATATTTAGGTATTTTGGGAATGGAAATAGCAGATGGTTATGAAACATTTTTTGACCTTTATTCCAGGGGTTCAATGAGGGATAATATTAGAACTTATGAAAATATGATAAGGTTAAAAAATCTAGAATTAGCATTAAAAACAGGTTATTCTCAGGGAGATTTTCACACTGGAAATATGTTAGTAAATCCGTCAGTTACTGGTTATTATGCCGGAATTCCAGGAAATGCACTAATAATAGACTTTGGTTATGCAAATAAAATACCGCCGGAAAAGTTGCAAGAGATAAAGCAGTTAGTATCTGAGAATAAATTTGTTGAAGCTTTAAAAATATTTAATACACTTGTTCGTTCGGATAACCTACCATTAAGTGAAAATCCAGAGGTTTATGGGTGGTTGTCTTATAATTTTGACAATGTAACTAATCTGAATGTTGTATATGATATGCCTCATGAACTTGCGGAAGAAAATGTAAAATTACTTGCTTTAAAACAGGCAGAAGAAAAGACGACTGATGCTAGAATCGCATTTTATAATGACTCGTCGCATAGTGGGGAGAGAGATAAATATCCTTTACTGCCATTATCAAACGCGGTAAAAAATAGTTTGTTTGAAGGTATGCTTGGTGGTGGGAAAAGAAGGAGAAAAACTAAGTCAAAAAAAAACTCAAAAAAAAGAACTAAAAAATATGAAAAACGAAAGAGCTGTAAAACTAGAAGACGTATTCGTTGATAAAGTGGATTAGAATCCAGGGTTATCAGTAAAAACAGCGGGATTTGTCACAGCGCCGTCACCACCGTCTTGAATAACAGGCCTTAATTGTTCAACTATAAATAAACCAACAACAACACTAAAATAGACTAACAAGGAATCGCGAATTAAAAATTTCAGCGGCTTGCTTTCCCTATCTACAAAGCGCATCTCAATAAATTTTACTATAAAAAATGCAAATGAAACAATTCCTGCCACGACAAATGTATTCATTTTTATAATGTAAATGACTACATTCTTATTTTTTATTTTACGCATAGTTTTATTATTGTTAAAGGAGAGGTTTTATTAGGCTAAAACCTCAACATCATCTAACAATAAATCTGGTTCCAATTTCATTTCTGGAAAATCAATGTTGTGAACATCTAAATTGTCCAATGAAACATTCTCGTCTAATATTCGCAATCTAACATTTTCATCCTCGTCGTCATCCTCTTCTTCGGCCCGTTTTCTTTGGGCATTTCGCATAGAACTAATCTCTTCCAACCTATCATATGATTTTGGCGCCTCAATAACATGTTCGTTGTTTTCCGAATCTCTCGCAAAATCAACATCATTAAATGATAATTTAGTTGAAGTGTCACTTGTCAACTCTGGGAATGCCAATTGAGCTTCCAATTTATTTTGCTCCAAAATGGCGGTCACAGGATCGGACTCCAATTGACGAGGGCCTTGTTCTTCCATTTTTTCACTCTCTTTTGTCTCAGATATAATTTGAGGCTTCTCGTTTGCCTTTTCATCAGATTTATTAGGATCTTCAATTTCTTGCTCCTTAATTTCCTCAGTAACATGCTCTTCAACGGTTTCGTCCATATATGCTTGCAAAATGGCCTCCACTGGAATACTATCTCTCACTGTATTTAAAATGCACTCTTGAACTATAATTTCTAATTCACGGTGATGCTTTTGTGTTTGCAATGGAGGAACGTTGAGTTCAAATAAATAAACATTCTTGTAAATTTTTCTGGCAACATTAATATAAATCTTATGGACAAAATCATCCAACTTTGGAATGGTAATATCTATCTTCTTTTGCTTTTGACCAACTCTAATAGCAGACAAAAGCTTCAATTGAATAATGTGAACACATGTCACTAAATCTTCTAAATAACCGCAACCGCTTTTATCCACAATTCGCCTTTTCTCGGATTCTATAATATTTGGATTCCACTTAGGAATTCTTGTAATGAAATTTTGAAAAGTCATTAAATATTTATCCATTTCACCGTTATCTCTACACAGTTTAACAGCTTCTTCAAAAATGGAGCGCAACCCATCAACAATGTGAGGAGTTAAAATTGTTAGTAAACGTGACCCCCACTCATTTTTTGATTCATGTAGACTAGAAACGTTAAAGTCATCCATTTTACATAAATGAAATATTTTCTAAACTGTCATCTAAACTCAAAAAAATAAAGTTCAAGATAAACATAATAAATATCTTTTCATTTCTAAACTCTTTGCGAACCTTGTTAAATGCAAATAACAGTTCATATTGTTTATTTTCGGTTAAATTGGTGATTTTCAAATTTGAAGGCTTTTCTAACAACTGTATTAAATCTAAACCGCTATATCCTTTTTCGTAGAGTTTTGTTGATAGTGTTATAAGTTCTTCGTGATTTATTTTTGCAGGTTCATTTGCCATTTTTTGCAACTCTTTTTTAAGCCATTCCGCTCTTAATATTTTAACATCTTTCGTCTTAAATGTTTCTCCTATATTAAATTTATAAAGATTAATAATGTCGCCATTATAATTAGGCTCTGGTACATATATTTCGCAAAATCTTGATAATATTGGTTTTAATAATTTATACTTGTCTTCCACTATAATAAAAAACCTTGTTGTGTGGCTGAACAACTCTATGCATCTACGCAAAGCAGACTGTGCATCTATTGTTAATTTGTCAGCATTCAACAAAACAATGCTTTTAAAAGTATCGCCACCATTTGAATTAATGTGCGTCTTGGCAAAAAACTTTAGTTCTTCTCTAATAAATTTAATGCCTTTTCCGTGAGCGCAATTAACATACATAACAAATGTCTTTATTCTCTCTTTGTCATTGTTATAAATAATATTTATAAACTGGTTTACTATGGTTCTTTTTCCGCAACCAGATTGCCCATGAAATATAATATTCGGCGTTTTGTGCATTGAATGAAAGTATTTCAATTTATTTATTATAGATTCATGTATATTTAAAACCATCGTTGATGCAACTACTATAATAGTAGTTTTATTTTTTATATGATATTAAACGTAAAGTATATTTTCTATCATATTTGTTTTTGTTGTTTTTATTTTTTGTTTGTTTTTCTAAAATGTTTTCTTGTTTTTCTATTTTTACTTTGTTTGCGTTTCTTGTTTGTTTTTCCTCCAGACCAGGGATTTCCAAATTTAGTTCTTTTTGTTAATGCCGTCTCAAATGCCGCAACGCTATCATTTTGTATCGCTGTAATAATTTCTTTTATTGTATTCTTGTTTAATCGCAACCAACAATTTGTTGGTGCTGATGCTTGTCCAAGCGTTCTTCCAAGTTTTTTGGAACAATTAATACCAAATATATCTTCAACAAACCCAGCACAGTTTACCGTTTTTAGTTTATTTGTTGGGTCAACAGTTTTTGGCGGTTGCGTTTTGCCTGAAAGATTTCCAGGGTATCTTATTGCTGCCATTGAACCAACCGTGCCAACTGCAGCACCAACCGATGCACCAATTTTTGCTCCCAACACTGCGCCAGCGGGTCCTCCCGCCAACCCGCAAACACCACCAACGCAAGTTCCGGCCGCTGTGCCAAGCGCCGCACCAGTTACTTCAACTGGCGCATAACTGTAGTAGCAAGCATTTACTCTAGAATATGTTCTTTGTGAAGGCAACGCCTCTAATTCTGGTTCCCACATTAATTTTAAAATGCACGGATCATCTAGATTTTTTTTGTTTTTTACGGTAATATATTCAAACAATGGCGTTGCTTTAATTTGTATAATGTCTTTAAAATAATCATTAATTTTATCACACATAGCTTGGGTTACAAATCCCATGTCTATAATCTGATAGTTTTGCAAAGCAATTCTAGCACCTCTACTTTTTCTGGGGTCCGGGTTTAACACCGCATCTTGTATTTGGTATAATATATTTTTTGAATAGTCTTCTGGAGATGACATTTTTGCATCTAATCCTGATTGAAAGTGTGTAACGCGTTGGCCTTTGTCTGCGTCGGCCCAATTTGTAAATCCAATAGAATATAACTCTCTTTTGTAGACTATTATGGCAGATGTGTGAGAAGCTGCATTATTTGAAGAGTGAAATAAATTCAAAGCTATGTAATATGGTCGTTCTGACAAACGGGCGTCTGATGCACCCTGATTTACGGCATCATAAATAGCTCTATTTATTGTTACTTGCCTGCCATTTCGCGCCGCGAGTGGTATTAATAAGTCCATGCTTACTGGAGCTACATTTGGGTCTACGGAGCAAGGATCCGTTGGGCAATGAGTTGCAGTTATTGCATCGTTAGAATCCAATGTACACTCCGGACACGTCGTCTCTGGAGGCATGTACCAATTTTGTTTGCAACCACAATTTGTATTATTTATAGAGTTTGTTATTTTATTCATTATAAGAGTTTTAACAGGGGAAGGGACAACTTTACCTGTATCAGCAAAGTTTGTTCTTAAAAATTTAGCAGAATCTATTATCTCAAGAGGGATATTAAATAACGTTTTAAAAATAATTGGATATTTTATGTTAGTGACTCTTTGAAATGGGTCTTGAACTGGAGGTGTAGAAAAATCGTAATCATTTATGTTATCTTTAATTAACAAATAATCAAACATTTCTCTTCCGGTTGGATCTGCATCACCATTTGCAACTTTTCCTAGATATTCTCTATAGTCTGCGGTCATTTTTCTTGCATAAGGAACGTTGGGTTCCGCACATTTTTGCAACATACTTGACGTAAAAGGTGCAGTTGCGCCAACGCTAGTCAATATTAATTTTCTAAATAATGAAAATTCACTTTTGTCAGATAAATCTACAGATGGACAGTATTGCTCCGTACGATTATTGTTTGCGTCAATGTAAAGGTGTTGGTTAATTGCTGGACCACTCAGATTTACCGTTGCTCGGGGTGTTGGCGTGGCTACACCTTGAGGGTTTCCATTGCGTGCGCGTTGTTTCTTTTTTTTTCCCGATCCTATCATTATATATATATTGATAAAATAAAATACATTATATAATAATGCTGTTAAATTTCATTAGAATATTTTTTACACCTTTTCTCATTTCACACGTTAGGAAAACGCGCATTTTATTATTATAATTTGTTAACAATGTCACCGTTTTTGACATATTTCTTATATTTGACAGCATATATTAATATTCTGTAAAACATTTAATAAATGAATTTAATGATTTGGATTACACCGAAGATGTCAAACTGTGTGTATAAGGATTCTCCTTGAAAGCATTTAATATATCGGGGCTAATGCGGTCGCAACCAATGCATTGATTGTAATACTGCGGCGCACGAATCTTACCATACGTCTCTTTTGACATGGGCATTTGTGGCATATTTGTAGGAACCCACATTCTTGTATTGTCTCTATCGCCGTCAATTCTTGCCACATTTACGTTCATTTGTTGATTGTAAATATTTGTATTTCCGTGGTTTGTTCTGCTAACAACGGATTTCTCTTTAGATTCATTGTTGTGTTGAGCATATGCCGACGCATAAGACATTTCGCCCCAACCAGTGGCAGAACCACCGGCGTCTCCAATGTAACTGCAGTTTGTAGTATCACGCTGATTTGAAATTGGAGTTTGTTCATTTGTTTGATAACCACCACCTTCAATTTGTCTTCCAATATAAGAGCGAGGTGTGTATAATGTTGTCTCCTTAATTGTAGTTGGCGCAACGTCGTTGGGATTCAAAACGTAACTATCTGGAACGCGCGAACCAGCGTCACCATAAATACGATAGTTGCCAGAATACTCTTCTCTCCTTGTTGGATTAAACGCGTCCATTAATGGAGCAATAACAGCACCAATTGCGCGACCAAATCCACTTCTAATTGAGTCAGGTTGTCTCATAGTTGAACGATTGTTAACATAATTTGTGTGACTTTTAAGAGCGTTGTCTTTGTCCGCGTGATCGCCTCTATTCATGGCGGCAGAAGGTCCAACGTCGCACATTGGAAGCTCATTGCGTTTTGCTTCTTCATAACTTCCAGGAACATAATTAGCGACGCGATCAGCGGGTCCAGCCACGCCGGTATACGATTGCGTTGTAGTTGCACGCGTTGTTGAATGAACCTCCTCAATTGGTCTAAGCATTTGACCTTTTTCTTGGCCAGTTGTGGTGAGCCAACGGTCTTGCGTTTGGATAAAAAATGTGTCCGGGTTGTACTTTTCAACCTTTCCAATAATACCGACGTTTTGAACGTGTGAATAAGAAGGACCTTGATGGTTTTCAAGACTGTATTCCATTTTAGGATTTGTTGCAACGCGCAACTCGTCAACAGTTTTTGGCAACCAAGAGTCGCGAGATTCCATGCCAGAGTTATAACCGCCACTGCCTTGCGTGGTATATCCTTGATTCAAGCCTGGACCAACATATTCCGTCTCAAATGGTTTAACGTTGCTAATCTTCATTCCAGGATTTACGCGAGATTGATAAAAATCGCTGCTATTTGGAGCGCCGTGAGCCCATTGCATATTATCTTGAGGCTTGAATAAAGGCGCTTGCTCTATTTTCTTAATTACTTGAGACCCGCTACCAATCATATTGTCTAAAATTGTCTCGGCGTTATTATTGTTGTAAACTTGCCCCTTAATTTTACCTCCATAAAAAGGAATCATATTATTGTGTTTAAAATCTGTTTTTGCAACATAGTCTCCCGTTAATGAGTATACTTGTTGAATATTGTTTCCAACGTAAGCTCCACTATTTTGTTTTTTCTCATACAAATTCTGATCAAAATACTTGTCGCTTGCAGCATTAGGATTTGCATATTTTTGAACTGTGTCCGTTATTTCACTTTCATTGGGAACTGGGTAATTTTGAGGAGGGGTATTTGTATTTGGCAAGTAATTGCGCTTCGCACCCATACTTGTAAACTGTTCCATTTTACTTCTAATATTTTTTTTTGATGGGGCGCCTTGATTTGATGCTACATATAGGCCTCCTAGGGCTAAAATTGGAATTGCTATCTCCATTAATTATATATATAAAGTATTATATTTTTTATATAATACTTTTAATTAAGTGTTTTGTTAGTAGTAAACCAGAGGTTTCATTCCTAAAAATCTCATTATATTTTATTTTTACTTTTGCTTTCCAACAATTTCACATGCATTTTCGTGAGTGCATATTTGAGGGCCTTGTGGGTAAGATAAAGAGCCCTTTCCTTGATTAACCGGCAATGACCCGGGAACATTGGGCAATGAGCAAGGAATTTGAGCAACAAAATAGTCCTTTTCTAAAATTCTTGTGCTTAAATTATTTTGAAAAGGCATACACGTGTTTTCCTGAGGGTTCAACGGCAAAGAATACCAATTAACCTGTTCTAAATCACGAGCAGTCCACGCCGGCATTATTGTTCTAGACTCTTCGGTATAAAGAGCAGAATTTGTGGGGTATTGAATGGCTTGCGTTGGCACGTTATACTTCTGGTATTCATCTTTTCCTAAACAATCTTTATTTGCGCGTCTATTAACACCACGCAATTCACTTTCCAAATCAACACAGTTTGTCATTAAATTGCC